TTATAAATTCTTTCAGGCATGAGCGCAAACTCGTCAATAATAATTCTATGAAAACGAAACCCCCGAAGTTTTTCACCGTCTCCCAAAGGTAAGGCGCGAATACGGCTCGTACCGATTTCCATTAACCACTCATCGTTAGTTTTAGAGACTTTGGTTATGCACTGTTTAAAAAAGTGGGCGTCTGGGTGCATAGAGATATCTTCAATTTTCTTGAAAATCATTTTGGCTTGTCGAAAAGATTTCGACAGAATACCGATTTCAACGCCTTGATTCAAAATTGCATCTAGCGCAGCAAAAATACCCGTAGTAAAAGACTTTGACATCCCCCTAGACCAAACCCCGAGAAAATAATCCGTCTCAAACATCCCCTTAACAGCCATATGCTGAAACGGAAATAATTTAATCCCCATCAAAAGTTCGGTCGCAAACGTAATATTATTTCTAAGAAACTCATACAATGCAAGTTTTGCTTCCTCCTCTTCAAGAAAACCTTCCATTTTTGCCAGTTCGCCATTAGAGCGAAATCGCTGAGGAGGTCTACGCTGCGTTCCTTCTATCCAACTCATGATCTAAAAAATATTGCATATCCGTGCCCCACACTTCTTTGCCCTTGTAAAGCAACCTAGGAATGATTTCCTCAGAGATTTTCCGGTTCCCGCTAAATAAAAACTGGCAGTGCCCCTGAAACTCATAGCTTAAATCCCTAACCCTCTTCAAGATAAAATCAATATTCGCGGCGCGCTTAAACGCCCTGCTTGCCTTAATCATTTTTTGCGGAGTCGATTCAATAACTACAAATAAATAAGAATCTAGCTCTTTAACCCTTTGTAACTCTCTTTGAAAACGTTCATAGTTTTGGTTGCTTAAAGTAGCATGTAGATCAGAGCCTGACTTGCGATCTACATAAGTATAAGAGTAATGATCGCCAAAAAGAGTATAATCCCCTACGTCTAACTTATGCGCATCAGTCCGAAAAGAAAAGCTAAGAGGGGACTGCTCTCTAGTATCGATAGCAATTCTTAGATCCTCAGGGAGCGTAAAAGTAAAAAATTTCTTAGGTAGCCTCTCTCCGTATAAAGGGCACAAGCCAATCTTTTTTACAGCTTCATTATAGCTACCAAATATTTTTCTGTAAGTATCTATGTCTGGCAAAAAACAACTTTTGGCCTCCAAGTGGAAGGGGGCGTAGTGTCTGTCTTTTTTGAGTTGCCTTTTTTCAATCAACCCTAAAATATATTTTCCTACTTCTGGCGCAGGAGCCTTAGCGCACCATTTTTTAAGCTGTTGCTTTGTGGAAAAATCTCTCTCAAAATACTCTTCAAATTTTTTAAACGGTAATGGCTCCCCAGTGAGTTTATTCGCCCGCGGATAATGAAGGGTATAATATTCTGCTAAAGATAGGCCGTGCTGCTTTAGGTGTTTATGCAACGACCCCCTCCCCTCAAACTCCTTCTTGCACTCCGCACAGCGAAACATTTTTTTGCAGACTCTTTCCATTATATTACCTCTCGTTTAGTGATTCCTAAAACTCGAGACTTCCAATCAACCATTTCTTCTAGCTGATCCGCCTCCTTTTTAACTAACGTTTTTTGCATATCCGCCATTTTAATCATCAGTTTTCTTTCGTCCTCCTCTTGGAACAAGTGTACCAACGATAAAACAGAAGCGTTTCTTTGTTGTTGGTTAGATATTCTTTTGGCCCTTTCTCCATTGAGCTTTGCAATCATTTTATCTATCCGGTTTGTACATTGGTTGTACTCTTCGGATTTGGTTTTAAGCATTTCGGTCAAGCGCATGGTCAAATCATTCTGAGCCTCCGTATCGTCGAACATTAAATTAAGTTTTTGTTTTTGTTGTTCGATCTCTTTGAGATTGATATAATCCATGCATACATTAATATATAAATTTAATTCATCTGAAGTTAAATCAGGCTTGTCCCATGTAGATCTTATATACTCTGATTCTAAAAGTTCACGATTTTGTTTTGTAGGATAGGCGTTGATTACCTGTATAAACCTAGGGGCGGAAAGATAGGTCAATAATCTTTCAAGACATTTTTTATCCGCCACACTTATTTTGTCTATTTCAAACTCCTTGAAAACAACCTTATTAACCTTTTTAATGACAGTGGTCATAATCTTAGGAGGGGCATAACGATCTCCCGTTATCTCGTCTCGCAGATTGGTCATATTGGGAAATTCTTTATTAACAAAATCAGACAGCGCGATAAATTTTGCGCTCTCATAAAAACCTCTATGGTTGGTTTCGTCGGTCCACAACAATTGCGCAATTTCTCTTTTTGTCATTTCAGCGCAATAGTGCCTATGTACAAAATCCTTTTCATGCTCTTGTAAAAAATACTTGCTGCTTTTTTTCTTAACCTTGGTACGATACTCAAAGCCTTTTTCTACCCAAAATTTTCTTAAAACGCGTCCTCTAATAGTGCTCCCTTTTTCATTTGGATCTTCAAATAACTTTTTGGCAGCTTCGTTCAAATCACCATCAAGTTCCTTGAATAGCTCAATCGCCCTCTCTTTTTCCTTTTTAGATAAAATATATTTATTCATAAAAAATATCCTCTTTTTGAATGATTTTTTTTGCTATGTTTTTGTATTGATTTTTTAAATTTTTAATTTGCTTATAGCCCGCCTTCCTGCCTTTTTCGTTGCTCTTATATCCTAATATCCTTGCTACCTCTTCTTCGCTAATCCCATCTATAAAAAGCATCTTGTAAACCAAATAGTGCTTGGGGTTCAAGGCGGCTTTAATTCTAACATGAAGTGTGTCGGTGGCTCTGCTAATGTCAAAATGATCTTCAGGGTTGGTGTTTTTTGTATAAGCGTGAAACTCGAGTGAAAGGGGCATTTTTATATCATATGCATTTTTTTTAGTTTTTTCCCATTTAGCAAATAAATCACACTCGTTACACTGAAGGCCGCTCGGGGTGAAGGCGCACAAATTGGCAATCTGCCCCGTTCCTTGTTCTGCAGATTGATTGTATTCACAATTTAGACAAGGTCGGGCAAAATTAGAATAATGGTTTCGTAAAATATTTTTTAACTGATTGGAAATAATTTTGTTCACCCACGGTTCCAGTGCGCGCGACTGGTCCCATAAAGCCCATTTTTTAAAAATATGGGCCCTAATAATTTGGGCTACATCATCAAAATCAAACCAAGCGATGGCATGTAGGTGCCACTTGTAATATCTTTTACGAATCTCATTATCTATTATATCAACCCGGTCTTCGTACGTGGCATCTTTTTTATCCTCCATCCTCGGGCACCTGAGATTGTTGTCGTGACGCACATTCTGCCATAGATTGGGCGAGAAACTCTTCTTTGCTTAGCGGCTTAGAAGGAGCGGCTGAATCTCGAGGGGTCATATCTGTAGGATTTAAAGGATTATTTAACAAATCTCCTAATGTAGTTTTTGAATTTTCCATGTCTATTGAATAATCTAATTTCCCCAGCGTAACAGCTTGTTCTGAGGTTTCCTCTGTACCCTCTACAGAAGCGTCTGTCGCCATCCCCTTAAACTTCTCACCGCAGCCTTGACAAAACTTTGGTTTGTTAAGAGTATAGGTAGCTTTCGCTCCACAGTCTGGACAAAATATACTAGCCATTTTTTATAATTTTGATTTTTGGGATATTTTCAATTTTATTTACTATAAATTTAAGAATTTCACTTCTCATTATATCGTCCTTAGTGAACTCAAAACAATGGATTCCGTTGCTAGCGCTCTCCTCATCATCGAATGCATGCCACATTGTGCGGAAGCCTGTTTTACCATTAATGTCCGACTGAAGGGGGTCGCCACAAATAAACATTTTGGTATTTTTGCCAATACGGGTAACCAGCGTAACCAGCTCTTTCAATGTAAAGTTCTGTGACTCGTCAGCAATAATAAGCTTATTGAACCAATTCGCTCCGCGCAAGTAATTAACAGGGGCCGCCGAGATAATTTTCTCTTCTGTCAGCATTTTAATTTGATCGCTTGCTAAAATCTCCTGCATCTTATCTGTCAACGGCATCATAAATGGGTGAAACTTTTCGTCTACATCTCCGGGCAAATGACCCAACCCCCGATCTGCGCTTTCTACGATTGTTCTCACATAAAAAATATCCAAATCATTGTTTTCGTGAAAGAGTCTCAAAGCTGAATATACTGACATAAATGTTTTAGAGCATCCTGCGGGACCCGCTATGAACATTATTTTTGTCTTTTCGTCAAACGCTTTATGTAGAAAATCTTTTTGTTTGTCTGTTAAATCAAAATGTTTAAAGTTTAACTTATACTTGCTTTCTGTTATGGGCAAAATTTTTTCCGTTACCTTAGGTTTCTTACGCCTAG